TGCTCTTCGCCAATCATGACGGAGCGCAACGTCGACTGGATGGTATTGCCGAGCGCGTCGGGCCGCAGATTCAGGGCCGCGAGGCGCGCTTCCCAAGAAGCCGAGCCTTCAAGGCCGAGCGTCTTGTAATTGGCGCTCTGGTTCTGCAGCGTGACGCTGATGCCGCCGCCGCGGTTGCCTTCTGACACGCCCACGGAGACGTTGTTCACGTTGATGGCGACAATTCGCTTCCAATTGTGGCCGGTACCGCCATCGCCTTTGACGCGCGGCAGCTTCGAGATCAACGGCATCAACTGCTTGAACGGATACATCAGCTGCACGATCGGCGAGAGGTCAAACCACACCAAGCCGGTGGACTGGTCGAACGTGTCGGCCTTGTTGATCGAGGCGACCTTCGCAGCTAGAGCGTCGATGTACGCCTTATCGTTAAGAACTTTTTCGAGGTCGGTCATCTGATTTCCTTTCGGGAGGTTGCTGCGATTTCAGGTCGTGCTCTGTCGTGTTACTTCGTGCCCACGGAGCCCTGGTAATCGGGATCGTCGAACGACTTGCCGAAGATCCGCGGGTGGGCCGCGCGGGTGCCGAGAATGGTCGCGATTGCCTGCGTGGCGGTGTCCGGATCATCTGGATCGATCGCGCGATAGGCCTTGGTGATGGCTTCGTTGGCCTTCGCCTTGGGGTCTTTGCCGTATAGGTCATCCACCGTGATGGCGCTGCTGCCAGAACCCGTCATGAGCCGCGGGCGCGGTCCTCCCGAAGGCAGGCGCTCGATCACGGCCATCTGGCCCTTCTGGAATGCGAGATCCTTTTCGGTCTCGGCCAGCTTGGCCTGGAGGGGCGCCGTGGCCGCGGCGACGGCCGCCGTAACTTGCTTCGTGATCTCTGCCGCCATTGCCGCAGCCGAGTAAGGCGAGTCGCCGGCGCCCTGGTAATCGGAGCCTTCGACGTGACCTTCGGTCATGCGCGACTGCGGGTGCAGCGTAATCAGGCTCGCCGTTGCGGCCGGTACATCGCCACCCTCGGTAGCCTTGGGTGACTCGCCGCCCTCGCCAGCCCAGCCGGCAGAGGCTTTGCTAAGCGAATGCATCGCCAGATCGTGATGGTCCGACATCTTCTCGAGGTGGGAAGCCGCAGCACGGATGTGCTTGTCGCTTTCGCCGTCTCCGGCAGCCTTGCCCATGCACTTGTGAAGAGCGTTGATGGCTTCACAGGCCTTGCCGTGGCACTCCATGGCTTTGCCGATGTGGTGCTTGGCTTTTTCGATGGCAGCCTTCGAGGCCGCGGCGAAGCGCTTCTGCATTTCCTGGTCCATAACGGTGCTCTCCTTTTTCGTGCTGCCCGGCCAGTCGGCTGGCAGAAGATGTGTGGCGTTCAAGGCTTTAGCCCTGGAGATGATGTGCTTCTTGGTGGCTTCGTCAGGCGAGCGGCCGTATGCGTGGACCGCGTTTTCGAGGTCCTTGACGGTCACGACAGGGTAGGAACCATCGGACATCGCGGCGCCGGTGCCGGCCAGGTGCTTGCGCTCTTTGGTGCTAAACTCGCGCTTCTCAAACTCGACATCGGCCAGCTTGCGGTTGAGGTCGGCGAGTTCCGCGTCAGTAAGTGCCGGCGTCTCACTCGTTACTGCAGCTTCTGGCGTTACCTTGATAAGTTCCGCTGCCGGTTTGCCCGTCAGGCCTTTGAAGATATCCAGCATCTTGTCGAACATCGCGGCAAGGCCGGCTTGTTCGGGTGCCACGATCGGTACCACGCCAGCAACCTTGCAAACATCGATCCGCGCGTCGGGATTTGCTGGGCGGTCCACGATGCTGATCTCGGTCAGGCGCAGTTCCTTGATCGTGTCGCCGACCTTTTGCAGCTTCGATCCGCCGATACTGAAGCCCTTGTAAACCTGCTCTTTACATTTCTTCCAGGCATCGTCATCGACGATCTTCGCGCCAATGTAGAGGCCTTTTTCGTCAACGTGCGCTTCCTTGGTGACGCCCACCGCCGAAGAGGTGTGCATCTCCCGGATGTTGGCCCACTGCATGTAATCGGGGAGAGCTGCCTTGATGGCGTCGAGCGTGACAATCTCACCTTGCAGGTCTTTGGTTGGCGTTGAGGCATAACCCCAAACCATCCGCTTCTCTTCATCGACCTTCTCGATCGGAAGGAATACCTGAAAGTCCACGCTCACTCCGGGAAGGCTGCCGGGCAAACGAAAAGGCCGCCAGGGAGTGAGTCTTGATAACTCACGCCCTTAGCGGCCTCTGTTGTCAGTCAGCCTGTCGATGGTGAGATTAGGAGATAGTCGCTTCTAAGTCAAGCGCGGCTTTCTTATCAAGTTACGCCGGACATTGAGGCAAAGCGTCGAGGTCATTTCCGAATCGAGCGTCGGGACCGTACCTCGCCAGATCGATGTGCCAGCTTGGCCAGCCCTTCTCAATACGCTCAAGCGCGCCATTCCAGGCTGCTTCCATGGTGTCGTAAAACGTGTGGTTCGCGCTGACCACAAGATAGCTCCCGCCCTCAACGCCTTCCGGGATATCTTCCCCCAGAATGACGAATCCAAGTTCTCCTATCTTTTTCGCGTGAGCTTGCGGAAACTGTTCACCTACTCGATTACCCGCAATGAGCGCGCGACGTTCGCGCACCAGGTGCTGGTCGCACACGTGTGGATGCCATTCGGTGTTGGGGTAGATAGGTCCTTCGGGGTTGGTGAAAGCTGTGCCGCCCCATTCGCGTCCCATCTTGACGATGTTGACGCCGCAGTTTTCACACTGGTGGGGACCGTAGTAGACGATCTTCGAGTTTCGAAAGGTGATTGGTGTCACTGATTTTTCTCCTGCGTAGGTAAGTTGCCCGGCTCGTACCCGGACGCACTTACTATAAGGCCGAATCAATGACAGAGGGTTATCAATGTTGTTCCACGTGGAACTTATCCGCTTTAGCGCGCTCCTGGTCGAGCAGTTTCTGGTAGCAGCGCATGCATAGCGTATGTTTCTTGTCGATGCGCATCCTGCGATTCCGCGGGGAGCGGAACAGGGCGGGGCGGCCACAGCCTGCGCAGTGCTTTAGTGTCGCCATGACCACACCGATGGTTCCACGGGAAAGCCAGCAGGACGCCGCATGATCTCCATGCATAGCGAGATTTTCTTCCAATCAACTTGGCAGCCGTAGTGCGTCAGGCGCCAGCGTACCCGTGTTGATAAGGCAGGCTTCCGCTTGCGGACGTAGCGAAGGTTCGGCATTCAGAACACCCTGCGCGGGACTTGCACATAGGCTCCCGGCTGGTCCGTGTTGATGCAGACTCGGGCGGCGCCGCGCAGGGCATCGGCATCGAGCACCTCAGGAAAGCGAAACGGTGCCCCGGTCCGAACAGTGTGGTTGGTTTTTACGAGGCGCAATACCCCGAGCTTTGACCAATAGTTGAAGGCGCGGTTGACCGTATGAAGCGTGGAACCTACGGAATGGGCCAACTCCTCTTGCGATACCGGCACGAGGGCCGAACCGCTGCGGTCAGCAATGTCCAGCAGCATATCGGCAATCCGCTCGGCTACCGGGCAGGTGGCATTCAGGATGGCGCGCCGTTCGAGGTCCGCCAGGCGCCGCTCGGTCAGGGATAGCAGTGCCAGGGGGATTGTTTCAGTGTCACGCAACACGGCGTCCGTGACGGCTACGGTATGGCACCGCTCATACGGAAGGCCAACGATCTCGCCTATGCAGTGGAAGTGCAGGATGACCTCCGCGCCTTCTTTGGTGACAATGAAGGACTTCAGCAGCCCCTTCATGATCACGGTGGGGACGCGACCCGTAGCGCCCTGACGCCAGAGCGACTTACCGGCCCTAAGGTCACGGTGCATGTCTTACTTGGCCCGCTCTAGCCGGAAGTAGAGCGTCTTGCCGCCGTTGGCCTTGCTGGAGGAAAGGAGTTGTTTGTCCCGCTTGGCCATCTTGCGCAGACAGCTCCTTCCGTAGAACGCAACCTTCTCGTTCTCGGAGCGGATCGGCGCCGGGATGCTATCGATGGAAACGACCTTGCCCGTCGTAATCCGGACCACCGGAGCACTTACCGTAGTAGCGGGCGTATTGATAACACTGCTCATAACACTGCTCACGTTGGCCACTTTGATTCCCTCCCTCTCCTTTGCCCACTGCTTCGGTTCGAGTCCAAGCTTCTTGCGCCTGCGGTCAGCTTCCTGGTGCGCCCACTCGATCAGGTCATCCGCATAGGGACCGAGCATTTCGTACGCCGGGCCGGGATTCTTCACCATGCGTCATTGCTTTCTCGACCCAACCGATGTGCCCAGCGTAGGCCGCACCACGAACTGCTCAAGTCCTTCATTGATAAGCCGGGCCGCAACTTCTTCGACGTTCGAGCCCCAGATGCCGCGCTCTGCGATCTGCTGCATAAGCTGCACGGCCTGCCATGAAAGCGCTACCTGGATCTTCACGATCCCACCTCGACGCTGGCCACTTCCCCGACCGCCATGCCGCCGACCAAGAGTGTTGCGGGATCGACCGGCTTCTTGCCCACGTGCACGAAGTTGAATTCCCCGCGTGCGAGTTGTTTGAGCGCGAACTCATCGTTGGGGTACGCCTTTTCGATCTCATCCGCGAATTGCCGGAGCACGATCTCTTCACCGCCATCCCGGTATTGCATGCCCTTCGGTACGCGCATGTGGATGGTTTTGAAAGCCTTGTTGCCGGGCGTGAAGACTTTTATTTTGAGTTGGCGGAGGGGTTTCACGCGACCACCTTCCCGTTCCCAGCCGCCAACGCCGGCGCAACCACTCGCCGCATGTGCTCCTCGCAGGTGCTCCGGTTGGCCCAACACTTGTCGCAAAAGAAGAACAGGATCTTCCGCATCACCCGCGATGTGCCGCCGCTCTTGAAGGTCCGCAGGCACCAGTTGCACTTGATGGGCCGCCCGTGGCCTGTTGCCTTTACTCTGGGTCTCATGCTGGGTGCTCGATTCTGCGCTTGCGGCGTTCAAGGAACTCGTTGAATAGGTTCAGCAGCGTGATCGGTGACGGCAGGTGGATAAAGTCGCACTCTTCCTCGGTGAGGGGCTCAAGCGCGGCTTTGTAGTTCGCCAAACAGAGTTCATAGGCCTGCGTGGCGTCGGAGGACTTCAGGCGCTCATTGTCCAGTTCGGCCTGCAGTTTCTGCTCGCGGGTCAGTTCGCCTTCAAGAGCTTGAACGTCACCGCGATCAGTGGCGCGGAGCAGTTCGACTTGCTCGCGCAATCCAATAACTTCTTTCAGTAAGTCCGCCGGGACGGCAGCCGTGCCCTTTTTGAATGCGGCATTGAGCATATCTGCCACATCCTGCGCGTGTTCCTTGTTGTCGTAAAAGGTGGATTCGAAGCAATCGTCAGGCGTGAAGCAGACGCCCCACACACCGCCGGCGCCGCAGTGATCACACCCGACGCTTTCGAGTTCGACCTTGTATGGCTCGCTCACGCCTGCACCTCTTCCTTCCATCGCCCAATCTTCTTCGCGATCTTGATCGTCGCCAGAGTCACGCTGCGCACAACCGTGACGGTCTGATTGCTGTGCAGATGCTTCGGGTCCCAGCCTTGCTCGGACAACTGGCGCAGGATTTCATCGCGGCTGGAGTCTGGATTCAGCAGGACGGCCGTGCGGACTGCTTCAGTCAGGCCGTTGTTATCGGGCACCAGATGGGCTTCGACGGCCTCGTCATAGCCGGGGCAGCTTTCGACCGGCAGGCGCGCGTTGATCCGGCGGGCAGATTCGATGTACCACCTCTGCGCCGGCTCCGTGAGCGACTCCCAAACCGTCTTGTCGGCCTTGTAGACCGCTTTGGTCAGCCGCGCGAGGTAGAGTTCCTTCGACTCGCTCCGGCTCTTGGGCGCAAAGTCGGTTGTCTCTGCGGCGGCAACTAATTCCTGATAGACGGTCATGTTGAAAAGAGCATAGCGCGACTTATCAATCACGCAAGGACTTATTAAGTTCCTTCAACACTAATGAGGAATTCTTGATTAGATTCCTGGTTCAACCTAGAATCCGAGGTGATGGACCGCCTTCCCATTCACGACAGAGTGCCACTGGTAGAAGACCCAAAGCATGCGCCGCGGCCACGCATCAAGGCTCCGAAGCGCGTAGAGGTGCAGAAGCGGCCGGGCGGCAGCAGGGAGCAGTACCGCATCATCGGGGAGTACGAGCTTTACCAGTTGGGCCGGCTGGGTTGCACAAAGGACGAAGCCGCGCAGTTCTTCGGGCTTTCAAGCTCTGGGTTGAGCAGCCGCCTGCACAATAACCTCGAACTGCGCCTCGCATGGGAACGCGGTTCCGCGCAAGCAAAGATTGGGTTGCGCCGCCTGCAGTTGCGCCACGCTGAACAGCTTGGCGACGCCGGCGTAAAGATGACCATCCATATGTCCAAGCACCAACTCGGCGAGGTGGATACACAGGTCGTCACCCATGCCGGCAGCGAGGCGAACCCGATTCGTGTCAAGGTAGAACGCGAGGAACTCATTGGGCGGATCGTCGGTAATCGAACAATTGAGGCGGGAGAAGGATCTTAGGCAGCGGCTCGAAACCCTGTCGGACGAAGAACTCCTGAACCTTGCCTATGATTGGAAGTCCTGGGCGCGCCCTACTCAGCTTGCACCCACATGGGATTGGGCCACGTGGCTGGTTCTCGCCGGCCGCGGCTTCGGAAAAACTCGCATCGGCGCCGAACAGGTCCGCCAGTGGATCAAGGACGGCTACAACCGCGTCAACTTCATTGCGGCCACGGCCGATGACCTTCGCGACATCATGGTTGAGGGCGAGTCGGGCATTCTTGCGGTCTGCCCTCCCGATGAGCGCCCGACCTACCGGGTCAGCAAGCGCCGACTTGAATGGCCGAATGGTGCGATATCCCTGCTGTTCACAGCCGCTG